TAAACTCATCTTCACGAAGTGTTTTATAATAATCAATATTACTTTTTAAAATTCTTGCTCTTTTATTTTCATATGTAGAAAGAGTTCTGAATCTTTTCTGATTCATCAGTGCATCATATTCTGCCTGATAATCTGCAGCCTTTTTAGCATTGTCACAAATCGTTTTGGTTGCTTTGGAATTATGATTTTCAATATTTTCAAATGCTTCTCTGGCTGCATTTTGTATTTTTTCAAAACCGCTTTCATAATCATTATTGTTCATAGCTCACCTCCGCAATTACATAACACTCTCAAGTGCCGATGCAATTTTTTCATCACCCACATCACCCGAAAGCCTGTATTTGTTTTTCATTTTTCGGTAAAACTTTTTCATTTCTTTATTTTTAATACTTTCACATTTCACACTTCTGTATCCTACGATTTTCATAAATGCAGTATCATCCGAAAGACCGTTCAACAGATTCATAAAACTCCACCAATGAAGATTAGCCATATATAAATCAATTCCGTATTGCTCCATGAACGCCGCATAAATAAGTCCTTCATCACACGAAAAATTCAATATTTTCTCATGCGGCTCACCGCCTGAGCCCCGTCCCGTCTTTCCAAGTGCCATAAAATCAAATAATGCAAAAACCGCACTGTCAAGATGAGGCGGAAGCTCCTCGGTATAGCCGTAACACAAAAGTTTTAATATTTTTTCCTCATACGATGCATCACTTTCAAAAAAGTCGCATAACTCGGTCCATATCCGAAAATTTGTGTTAATTGTGTAGTATTCACCTTCAACAAATACACTTCTGGGCAATTCACTAAACGCCTTACGCATCAGCCTTTGTAAAGGTACAGCTTAACCAGTCATCGTCAGATGTTGCCGTACCTGTAACAATTTCGCCGTTTGCTTTTAATGAGCCTGAATATGTATAAGCATCATTGTCATTACCCTCGCTGTCAGGAATTACTGTCCACTCTCTTAGAACTGCACTCTTTTCGGCTGTATCTCCTGACAAATCAACAATTACAATATATCTTACTGCATCAGCACCGACCTTTTCCATATCAGCTATTTCAATAAGCTCTTTGTGAACGTCATTATCGGAAAATCTGTCAAAGCTGTAGCTGATTGACGGTGCATAAGCAACAACGTCATTTCTCTCAGTCTGCTCATCAATATATCTTCTTGAATACTCAACAGGATTTTTGCTAACTGAAAACTCAGTAAAACCGCGCATTCTCAAAAATTCCGAACTGCTTCCTTCCAAGCCGAAAAAAGCAACCTTATCACTTCTTTTTGAAATCTTGTCCATTTAAATCTCCTATTCCTGCAAATATAAAAATCTGCATTTTATTTTATATTTCAAGCTGTGAATATTGTCCTCCAAAAGACTTGCACTCTTAATTATTTCAAATTTAAGAGGTATATAACTGCTTTGTCGGGAAAAATTCTCAAATGAAGAAATCCACTCACAAACCTTTCCCAAAAAATCAAAGTGTTCCTGATTATCTCCCCCATTACTTGCAAGACGGACAATCAGCGAAAAACCAAATCCCTTGATTTTTGCTCCGTCGCAGTATGTTCTTACAATTTTCTCATCGCCGTCGGGAACAACCGACACCGAATTATTCTTTTCCGAAAGAAATCCGGCGCCGATTTTAAACCCGTCAAAATATTCACAGTTTCTAAACAGATTAATTAAATAATCAACTGTCATTTTAAATTTTCTCCGTATTATTTCTTAAACTTTGCCAAAACAACCTTGGCAGCATTAGAAAGAGCGACTGTGTAGAGCTTATCAACAGAAATGTCTGTAACTCTTCTAAGACTCTGTCTTTGGGCCTCAACATTAGTATCTCTCTTAATGTAGATAGTAAGTGCAGGTGCTTCGTCCTGAAGTTCTGTGTCTGTTTCAATCTTAACGATTGGGTTAAGATAGTATGTACCCTTTGAAACTGCATCAGCAAGCTTAACATAGTCGCCTGCAACAGCATTCTTTAAATCTCCCAAAACATCCGAAATTAAAACTTCGCCATCTTCAGCAGCGTCAGCTTCTGTAACAAGCAAAGCATCAGCATCGTTTTCAGAACAGAATTCATATCTTTCTGATAATTCCTCATTCAAAGGAACTCTCTTAGACGGTACAATTCTTGTGTTGGCAATCATACCGATTTCACCGGTCATAACAACTGCACCGGGATACTTGTCCGCTGAAATAAAGTTTTCATCGTGTCTTAACTGAGTCATCTGCTTAGGGTGAATGAACATAACCTTTTCAGAATTTGACTCTTCTTCAAACACATCAATTGCATCAACGATGCCGTTGTAATTAATCTGTTCATCGCTTGAATCAAATGAAAGCTTTGCGTCCTGAAGAGCGTCCATAGCATCTGCATCAACCTTTGCAGCAATTGCAGCAGCCAACTGATTACTTGTTTCTCCTACAGGATTGCCATAGCCTGACAAAACAGCTTCGTCAGTAAGCTCAACAGCTTTCATTGCCTTTTTGATTGTTGCCTTTGTTGTTGATGCAACAAGCTTTGATGTACCAACCTCACTGCCTTCAGCGATATCATCTGCATCGCCTATGTAGCTGTACTGAGGAACATATACTGTATCACCCGGCACACCCGAAAGAGTTTCATCAATTTTTGCAAAAGGTGAAACCACAATCTTTTTGCCTATCTTGGCAGAAATAGCGTCTGCCATAACCATTGGATTAACTAAATCACTAATTTTTGTCATAATAATACTTCCTTTCAAAATTTACTCTGTTAATTGTCTGTAAGCCTCGGGATTTTCATTAAAAAGTTTCAGTCTTTCGATGTATCCCATTTTATTGAATTCATCCTTTGTTACACCTGTTTCTTTCTCACTGCTCACATTCCCTGAAAACACAGGCTTCGGATTGTTTTGTTCAAATAAAAAGTCATTTTCAAGAACAAAACTGTCTATTCTTTCTGATAAAGACTCATCTTCAATTCCCTCCATATCAAAAAGTCTCATTGCGGCGTCAATATTTTTAACACCTCTTTTTGACATTTCGGTTTTTGCAGAATTGATAAGCCTTTCTCTTGAAATTTCGGAGTTTGACTTTTCCAGAATCAAATCAATATTATCCCCTTCTATTCCAAGACCTTCCAAAAATTCTCTATCCACTTTATCACCTCACCAAAAAGTTTTAAACACACACTACTTTGTAGTGTCTCAAATTAGCGCTTGTGCTGAAATTTTCTTTTATCTCTTTAATTATATAGGCATCGGACGGAGGTATTAACATAGATTCATAACCAGAAACAAGACTGTCACCAACGCCTATATCGCATTTTTTAACAGAAAATATTCTTGCTTCAAATTTGTTATTCTCGTTAATCACCGAGCCGCCAACCTCAAGCCCCTTTTTTTCAGAAATCAGCACACGATCAAATAATATTCTTTTATATGTATCATCAGGCATCTTGTGCCATAGTGTTACAGATCTGTATTTCATTTATTTCTCCTATCCTGCTTTTTGCAGCCTCTGCCTGCTCGTTGAAATACCACACACGCATTTCCCACGGTGCAATAACTCCCTTTTCCAAAAGCTCCATTCTTTCAGAAAACTCTTTAGTTCTGTCGCAGATAATACTGTCGTCAAAATCAAATGAAACGGTGTATTTCCCTCTTGGTGCAAAATCATAAATATCGCAGTAGATATCCAAGACCTCAATAAGCTCACAAAGTGCTTTTTTCAGTGAGTTCTGAATATCGCATACCGTTGCATAGCTTCGCTGTTTTGAAGCTCTGATTTCTTCTGCAGTTTTGTCTGTACTTTGTAAGTCTGATAATGTTCCGTAAGCAAGACCGCAGTTAAATTCAATACTTCTTAAAATTCTGTCAAGACCTTTTAAATACTCCGAATCTCTGATAACAGGCGACCAGTCTTCAAACAAAGTATCGTCACCTGTCGATAGCATCTTATAAAGTCTTCTGTCAGGAATTTCGGGGTTGTTGTCCTCATCACGTCTTATAGCACACTCATCAAGATAGAGTGCTCTTTTACCGCTTTCATATTCCCACAAAAGATTTTTATACTGTTCGTTGGCATCCTTTATCAGGTCAACTGCTCTTGAAAAAGCAGAAACACCTAAAGGAGAATTTTTATCAACCGTGTTAGCAGCAGGCATTTTAAAATAGACGAAAAGCGGTCTCTTAACATTTTCGATAACACAATATGGCTCCAAGTCCTGCCATCTGTCAACATCTGACAGTCTTATTTCCTTACCCGGTACATTCTTAAATTTACTCTTAAAGGCAGAGTTTCTTATAATACATTTACCATTTAAAATCTTGTGTTCTTCAAGCCTTGTGTAATAGTATCCGTCCTTTGAAAAGGTTTCAAAGAATATTCCGCCTCTTATATCACCGTCAGAAGAAAACTCAGTCGGGCAGAAAGACTCTGCGAGAACAATACCGACATTGAGCTCACCATTTTGGGGATATGGCTTTAAAATAACACCACCCTGTGCACAGGCATATTCAACAAATACACGAGCCTTTCTTAAGGCTCTTTGATACTGTCTGTTAAGATACTCTGCCCTTGATGTACCTGAAATTTCCGAAGAAAATTCAACTGTAACGAGTCTTGCAAGCTCTGAGCATATTCCGGCAGCAAGGTTAAGACTCTTCTCACCAATCTTATTTTCATATAAGGCATTCCATTTAGAAATTGCCTGTGACATTTCAGATAATGGTATTTCTTTAGGCGAAAATTCTTTTTTTCTGAATAACTCAGAAAATCTCATCAAATGCCATCAATCCTTTCAATTTATCTTTCTTTTCTCATAACTGTCTGACAAAAATATCTCATCTCGTCCATAGCATGGTCGTTTTGCTTAATGACAGTATCTTCTCTTGCTTCATCGTCCCAACGATAAGCTCCGAACTCCCTTATAATATCCTTGCATGAAGAGTCAAATTTTAGTTTTTGGGATGAAAGAAGGGTTGAACAGAATCTTATACCGTCTAAAACCCTGTTATCAGCCTTTTTCACCAAAAACCTTCCGTGGCGGCGAATTGTAGTAATGAAACTCGCTGCCGACGGGTCAACAATGACAAATTTTATTTTTCTTTCTCCTGCAAGATTTACCAAGGCAGCGTAATATTCCTCGTCAGTTAGCTGACGCATAGTTTTTTTACTGTCATAATAATACTCCAAAACTCTTGTTGCTGTTTTACCGCATTTTTTCCACAATCCCATAGATGTTGGGTTGTTTGTTCCGTAGTCAATTGAAATGTAGTATTCACCCACACCGTCATCATCTACTGAAACAACGTGTTTCTCAGGAGAAAACATAGGGTAAACCAAACCGTCGGCTGCTGCCCACTCTCCAAGGATAAAACGGTCATAATAAACCGTGCCATAATATTCCTTTTTAAGATTTCTCACAAATTCAGGGCTGTTAAATGGATTATCATCAATAGTATAGTGCTGAAGAAAAATATCAGCATCACTGTCCAAAAACCTTTTTAGCCAGTGGTCAGGCGAATCAGGATTGCAAGTACCATCAAACAATGAATTTGGCTTGTCAAGACGTGACTTTAGCATAGAGAAAACCTCTTCACTCCATGTTGTCACCTCGTCACCATAGCTATATTCAATTCCTGCACCCTGTAATTTCTGAACCTGTGTAACCTTGTCGGCACCGAGCGTATGCACTCGTCTTCCGAACATATTAACAGTGTTATCTGCACCAATGTTTCCAATTAACTCCTTGCCCCATATATTACGCATAGGCTCTAAAATATTTCGGTTAAGCGTTCCTCTTGTGTTTCCCAAAAGAACAATCAGACCGTTTCCTCTGCAATCTAAAATTCTTTTCGGGATAAGATAATAATCAAGAAATGTCTTACCGCTTCTTGTTGCACCCTGCTTAATATTCCATCTGTGATTAGCAAGCCGCCAATACTCAAGCTGTTTTTTACTGAACCTCATCATTACCTCCGTC